TGGATAACAATATTTGAAAACATCTATATCTTCATAAACATAAACTGCCCAATGTTCATTACAATCAACACTTCCACCTGCTAATACTGCACACATTGAAAAAATGTAAACTGGTAGCGTTACCATAAACCATCAAAAATAAAAAATAGGGTTGTGGTTACTTTTAGAGTTTAATGTCTCTAATTTTACCTTGAGATTTGAAGTGACGACAGACGACTTCACCCATGGTTCTGAATAATCCTTTCTCAACAAATGCATTGTTGATGAATGGATAACCTGGTGATCTTCTTGTTGCTTCGTAGTATTCTGTTGGAATTGCAATTTGCAATCCGAGTCTTGGATATCCGTATCCTTCAGCATCACTTGTGTCCAAAGCAAATAATCTACCAACTTCTGATGAATCAGCAGAGTTGCTTGGGGCATCTTTTGATGGAATGAAAGGAATTCCATAGAGTGAATCTACGTGCAGACCGACTCCTGTTCCCTCAAAGGTCTTGATACCGTTAACATCGATTTGAACAACTTGTTCTCCATATGGGTTCTTTACACGGACTTGAGGTGTGTAAATACCTTGGATTTCGCTGTAAACTTCGTGTGAACCTAACAAGACATTTGGATCTTTACCAGCAGCAATTCTTATTTTACGTAAGAATGTTCTGATGGTATCATCGGTCAAAACACCATTTGTACCAATAGTGCCTGAAGCAGATTCTACGGTTGAATCGTAGGTAGTACCTGAATCACGGTCGACAGTTGCGTTTGCAGCCCATGGATCATAGAATCCAGTGTAAGAACCGCCTAGTGCATCCTCTTCAGCATCAGAAGAAATAATTCTATCTAATGTTTCAAAGTTGGTTGTACCAGAGTGGTTTGCACTTGCATTGGCTGCATCGTTTTCAACATCAGCAAGTAATGCTCTGTTGATCAACTCTTTGTGTTGAACTGCCATGTACAAACGTAAGGAACCTAATCCTCCCCAAATGTCGTCCTTAGAATGAGTTGCAAGCCATTCCATAACTTCAGATGCTGAGAATACCAATGACATAGTCTTTGGTCTAACATCTAGTTCTGCTACGGTTGGTTTTACCTCATCAGGAATAGTACCACCTTCGGATACACCACCTAAGTTAGTGTTACCTTGTGTAGTATCGACTGTTGGTTTTGCTGTGATGACCCTCCAACCAGATTTATCCCAAGGATACTTTGGCAAGATACCAAATGCATTTGCTTCAAGGTTTAGTTGAGCCCATGCATATGCGCCAAAGATAGCGTTGAATACACCTGTGGTTGAAGTAGTTACAGGACTGTCTGCTTTTCTAAGAAGGTTTCGGTTGTAACCATAGTAAAGTGCCTCCAATTCGTCAATAGTTTTGATTGATGGAGCCATTTTAATAGTATACCTCTTCTTCGTTACCAAATTTACCTGAAAGGATTTCTCTTGCTAGAGTATCCATATATTGGTGTCCTCTAGATCTTGCTGCTTTCAATACTGGATTGACTGCAGAAGTTTGTCCTCCGGCTTTGGTTATGTTGGCAGATGGTCTTGGTGTTTCAGAAGTGAATGTATAATCAGTTCCGAGTGATTTCTCTTGCATAGATAAGTTTCCACTATCAGATTCTGGTTTCTTTTCTCCAGATTGGTCATCATGCAAACCTGCTTGTACAGAGTTGCTTTGATAAGTATCTGGAACTTTGACATCAGCTCCAATATCGTCATTGTCTGAAACTTTTGGTTTCAAAGGCAAGTCGGTTGGAGTCTCTAATGCTTTAACTCTTGCATCTAATGATTTTACAGTCTCTGATACAGTTTTAATGCTGTCAGAAATTGATTTCATAGATGTTGCTAGAGATTTCATAGCCTCTTCTTTTTCTGATCCGTCTTCATTTTCAGCCTTTTGCTCTTCTTCATGGGAGGTTTTTTCCTCTTCTTTAGGAGCTTGTTCGACTTTCTCTTCTTCTTTCATATCTTCGATAGCCATGTTATTATCAAATTTAATCTTTTCAGGGTTTATATAGATTTCGTTTTTCATTGATGGAGCACTGTCTGTCATTACGTTTCCTGGTTTCTTTAGTTTTGATGGATCTCCAAGTGATTCTGGTTTTACTTCATTTCTTTCTTTTTTCTCTTCTGTTATTTGTGCTGTTTCATTTGATCCTTGTTGTGCTGTATTTCCTGCACCCAATCCTCTTGCACCATCATTTAATCCAGGATTTGATTCTTTGTTTTTACAACCACATTCTTTTGCTATTGAAATTTCTTTAAGATCTTTGTCATCAATTGGATTTACTCCAACTCTACCATCAAACATTTCTTTGTTTTCTTCTTCTGCTTTATTATCAACTCTGTTTTGTATTGATCCACAATAACCTGCAGGATCTCTAACATCATCATCATTTCTTGCTCTTTGTTCACACGTTTCAAATTCAACTTTTCCCCATTTGGTAGGCAATGGTTTTGTGATTTCTGATTTATCTAAATGAACTTGTTCAAGTTTAGTATAGTAATGTTCATCTTCATTCAAATGATCTCTTGCAATTTGTTCTGCAATCTTTGGATCATCTGTGTGTTCCATTTCTACTTTAATACCTCTATCTAATTCTGATTCTTTGCTTGTGTATTCTGTTACTGATGTTCCTTTCTCCCACATCTTGCATGACCAATATGCTGCTGATGTAATATCTTTTTGCTGATCACATTTATGTCTTGCACGGAATGAGTTTCTTGCTTCATCATCATCTCTTCGAATTTCCATATTAGGATCTCCAAATCTTACAATCTTTACATTGCCAGTGCTAGGATCTTTAACGTAAACTTTGAATTTCTTATCTCCATCACTGTCTCTCATTGGTTTGTTTAATGTAACTTGTTCTCCTTGATATTCTGCTTTCTCTACCTCTTCTTCTTTCTTTACACAGTTTGGAACTTGTTTACCATCTTGTTCTTTCATTCCAACTTGTTCATATCCATCCCAACAAGCTTTGTTTTTTCTAGAAACATAACAACCTTTCTCTTCACATTTGATTAAAACATCTGTGTCTTCTTCTTTTACTTTGTATGCATCTGCTTTTGCTATTGGATTAAATTCTGTAATTAAAGCAAATGGTACTGCAGGTTCTTCACATACTGCAACTTCATACATTTCTATATCCTTTAAATGATATGCTATACTTCCGTCCGATTGCTGAATTGGTATTGCATCCGAGGTAGTTGCACCACCAAATGAAAGACCCTTGTATTCCCCTGACTTTATCTTTTGCCATATCTCATCGTCTAGTTTTGTATGATTAAATATTTTACCAATGATCTTAATTGCAGGTAATTGATTTCCTGTTTCATCTGTAAGTGATGTTTTAGCATAATTGATTCCTTTTCCTACTATTCTGTTTGAATGTGTATCTGATATTGCTCCACCCCTGTCCATCCAGATTGGTAGGCATTTGTATAATGAATCTACGACAGTTACCTCTCCTTGTCTGTCTAACATCTCAACAGAAAGTATGCCTTCAAAAAATCTTTCGCCAGATTCTTCTTTGAATACTAAATTTTTAGTAACGAATCTGTCTGTAACCAAATCACTCATTATATATAAATTAAACTTTTATTCGCATATAAATATTTTGAATAAAAAAGAAAGGAGGTTAAACCTCTATTTCTGTAGAAGTTTTGGCAATAATCTTATCTACTAAGACTATCAGTGGGAAGTAAAGTCCTACTGCCACGAAAAAGTCCTGTGTAGAGTCGATAACTGGAGCAGCATCACCAACTGCTGTTGTGTATGCAAAAGTTGCGATTCCTAGACCAACACCTATGATAAGATTCTTTGCGAGTTTCTTACCATCTGGTGCTGCGCTTTCTCCAGATCGGAATCTTTGCCAGATTCCTAACGTAGACCATCCTAGACCTGCGATTACTGCAGCAAGGACGACTGCTAGAACTGATAGTTCGCTCATACGAATTTGCGATAATGTAAGTATTTAAAGTTATTTGTATTCTGAATCTTCTTCAGTGCATAATGGGCACAAAATTTCACACATTTTTTGGAGAGTTGATTTATTCTTTCTTTCCAAATTTCTCCAACTCTCTAGAAATTGTAAGTCCTGTCACAAATAATGATGAGATTAATGCAATAATTAAAGTTTGCTCAAACGTCATGCCTATATCAAATAATGTATCTGCTACATTTCCAGAAACTAATGGAGAAAAAAATGATACTCCAAAATTACCACCTATTCTTGCTATTGCTCTTATCATGTCAGTTATACAATAATAACTTATTTAAAGTTAATTTATAGGAATAAGTTCTTTTTCTTTGATCATATCGAGTGCAACAAAAGGATCATCGTAGATCATGTCTACTAATTCCTGGTCATTAGCTGAACCTTGAAAGTAACCACAAGGAGGACAAAGCCAAAAAATAACTTCATCATTCATATAACCATACATTACTTTCTTACATTTGTCACATTTTGGATATATATCAGTCATAATTTGTGTTGAAAGCGTTTATTAATAAGGTTTTGTTTCATTTGTTGTGGCTTCATCAATTTACATATATCCAGATTTTGATACATATGACAAGTATTATGGGCGAGAAAGAGAAGATATAATATATGAATGCGTACTAATTGACCTATACATAGACCCAAAAACACAGAAAATATACGTTATTACCAATACAAACAGTGAAAAGGAGAGGGTAAATCAAAGAACAATCACCCATATACGCAATGAAAACTTTAAACAAGAATACATAAATGAAGACTGTTTACTAGTTACACACAAGAAATTACGTTACAAAAAGGGTTATTTGGAGTTCTTTCCACGATTTTTACGCAAACCTTTGCTTAAATTTAAAATAGATAGATGTCTTGGTGGAGATATAGGTAAGACATTTATTGATTTATCTAATATGAAATATGACTTTGTAAGGGATAGAATTAATCTTATAGCCTTACCTTCTCAGGAGTAAAGAAGATTTGCTTCCAATCTTTACCGTGTTTCTTTCTCATTCTTTGCCAGAATGGATCAGTTCCTAGAATACCACCTTTTCTATTATACTCTTTAGTTACATTTGCAACTCTTCTATGACAGTTGTTACATAGTCTACAGTTGACTTGTTCTAAACCAAATCTGTATTCATTACAGAAAAAACAAAGTCCATAGTGTTTTTGTTTTACTACTGCAAGTAATGTTTCTCTTCCTTTCTTTCCTGCACAGTCACCACATACATCTACTACTGTAGCATTTGCTGCTTTATTTTTTAGACAACCAAAACATAATGCTTCTTTGTAATTGTTGACTCTTGTGTATTCATTCTTCTGATGATTCTCCCACAATTTTTTTGTGTAGACGTTTGCATCTTTGTTAGTATCTAACTCTGTCGGCATATGCTCACTATCCTCTTTAGACATTGGTCAACTGCTGTAAATGCGTAGAACTCTTGTTCTTCGCTGTTGCAAAAATTAAGTAACCTGTCAATCTCTGACATTGTATATTCTATTCTTGTTTGTTTCTTTTCTTGTTTAGTTTCCACTGACTTTGTTTCTTTTGGTTTTCTTCCTCGTTTTCTAACTTCACTCATCTTCATCCTCATCCTTGCACTTTTCACACTTATGATGTTTCTTCGTCATTTTCCCAACCTTTAGTTCCTTCAAATTCGTTCTTAACTATATCTCTTGCTTGTCTTACTGTCATACCGCTCTTTCTTAATTCTTCTACTGTTTTAGTTTTAGTCCAACCAAAGTCAACTGCAGTTTGCAAAGTTGTCTTTACAATTTCAAAGTTTGCAGGTGTAATTCCATCTGGGTATGCTTTTCTTGACATACTAGTTCCTCTGCCTGATGCTGTGCTACCTTGCGCAGTTCCACCTGTATCTGATGGTCTTTGATTCATTGGTTCTCCTTGCATTCTTTGTTGTTCTTCTTTTGGTGCAGTACCTCTTCCTCTTTTTCCAGGATTCTTTACAGTGCCACCGTTGTTTGTTTCCTCTTCGATTTGTTCTCTTAGTGTCATAACTGGATCTTTTGAAACTTGGAACTCTCCGGTGTGAGTTCTTGTTACTTCAAATCCTAGTGATTGCATTGCTCTCATGTTTTCAATTTCAACACCATCGATTTGTAAGTTTCTAAGTTTGTCAGTTTCTTCTCCGGTCTTTAATCTCAATATCCAATCATCAACGTTAACAAGTCTAGCAATCTTGTATAAAAATCCTTTATACAAAAAGTCTTGACCCCACTTTACTGCTCTGTTTGTAATTGTAACTTGCAGACCTTCCTGTGACCAACCTGTTGGAAGTTCACCAAAGTAAAGGGGGAGCACACCAAATGTTGCACCGATAATCATTCTAAGTTCACGTCTAACAGTTGTAAACTCTAACTCTTTCAAACTGCCTGTAAAGTCTAACCATTGTGCCATTTTGCCTGCGTTGCCACCTCTGTCCGACTCGACAAGCAATGGATGGATCCTGTAAGGATCCTCAGTCGCAGCCTCTTCAAGAGCATCCCAAGACTTTCTAAAAGTCTCATAGTTTCTTGATGAAATAACTAGCATACCTCTTGGTGGTCGCATCTTGTCAAAGTACTTTCTAATGTACTCGTCCATGTGTGACAGTGCCATAACCTTTGACCATACTGAATAAACGGGAGAGAAACCATAAACCAAGTCTGGTCTATACTTTCCTGCTTTCCAAATCACTTCTCCCTCTGCGTATACATATCGTTTAGGGTTAGGAATACCTAGACTGTAAACGGAGTTTACTTCGCAGATTGCTTTCAAAGCTCTTAATGGCACGGAGTGCCTTCCGTCAGAAGTGACGTTACAATATTCTTCGTCCAAAATTCTGTGTTCTCTATGCTCTGCATGAGGACAAACACGTACTTTATGACCTTTATCATCATATCCAATTCTACCATCAGAGTCTGCAATCATTGCAACTTGAGTAGGATCGGCTCTAATTAACTCCTTAATCTTGTTCTTTTTATCTAAAATTTCTCCTTTTTCGTTAAAAGCATATGATTTTAATACCAAAATGTAACCGTTATCTGCTATCTCCAGATCTCTTTCAACCATTCTCATGATGTCTTCAAGAGTCTGCTCGTTACCATTTACAGAGTTTATCATCAAATCTTCAAGGATTTTTCTGTTTTCAGGTATAGGTCTTACCAAATCTGTGCTGTTACAGGTGTCACAGCGCATGGTTCCCTTGCTTTCATCCTCTGGAGTTTCTGGATCGTCCTCTGGTAAAGGGGGGTATTGAAATTCTTTGGAGCAATTATTGCACTTGTATTTGAATTTCTCAACAACTTCAAAGCCATTCTTGAACATTTCACGATTAATAGTCTCGATAGGAATACGTAATGCATCTATGTTGTTAGCCAACTCATAGATCATTATGAGTGGGAATGGGAAAATAGGTAGTTTTGCACCTGTATCAGTGCTCATATAAGGTTGAGTAATGCTAGGTCTTACAGTCTTTCCAGTTTCACCGACTGTTGCTTTTGATATAAATCCGGAAAAGGAAGACTTGATATTACCCAGAAAACCCATGATAATCTAATATATTGTACTTATTTAAACTTTGTCACTCGTGTCTGGTTTTGTAATTTTTTTGTCTACTTTTGTAACAACCTTTTTATCTTCATCTCCATGTTGAGAACAGTATATATCTCTGGAGCTTTTAGTGCATTTACAATCCATATAACTTATAAACTACTGTATTATTTAAATATTGATGAAAGACGACATTCATAAAGCAACAGAGTTTTACAACAAGTGCTTTCATTTAAGCGACAAGTATGACAATACAAAGAGTGATTTCAATGCCACGTTGATTGGATTGATAAAGGGAACTGCTGAAGTGATAAAGGAGAATTGCCCTGATACATATCTTACTATATGTGAAGCATTAACAGTCATGGAGAATAAATAAATACTTTAGTTTTTTTATATTTGTATGAAATTTATATTTGAAACTCAAAACATTAATCCACGATTATATCAAAGAGCAGTAAGATATTACCTTTGGAAAACTCTTGGAATTAGAAAATATATGAGTTTTACAAACAATTGGAAGATTAAATTCAGACCTAGCGAACAGGCAGTAAACGACCCATTCTTTCACGGTCAAAAAGGCATAGGTGGCGTTACTGGAATTGATGAGATTGTTGTATATGTACATGATGTTGATGATAATTCTGACCTCCTCCCCTATTATCGCATGAATATGGTAGTGATTACTCACGAGTTATGTCATGGTATGCTCATACATCTTGATCAAATGCATAGAACTGTATTACGTAATGATGATTATTCTGGTCATAGAAAGGGTTCTTTTCTTAATTTTTCCACCGCAGAGGTTCACGACAGGCATACAGAGAACAATTTCTGGACTATGGATTGTAATTTTTGGGATTGGAAAACCTTTAAAAACAAGCGTTTGACTTGTAAAGTATTGGAGATACGTGATATAATTGAGTTGCTCTAACTGTAAGTCAATAGAAAATCCTTGTGATAAAGGATGTAAATGTAAATGCCACCTCCAATGTGAAGGAGGTTCATGCAGTATTGATTTCTAACAACGATCTTAAAAAGATGGTTTGTGTTGTTTGCATGGAAAAATTTGGCGATCATTCAAAAAACGGTTGGATGAAATGTTTGTTTAGATTACAGGGAACGATTGCAATGAACGATATATCTGCAGCCAACTCTGAATAGATTTTTATACAAGTGTCAACTATTCTTGATATGGATTTTGAATATAAACCCCGCATTAAGATAAGCGATCATGTCAATCTAGACATAGAAAGTATTGAAGGACTAATGAATTTTATACGAACAAAAACTTCCGGTAGTGTAATTGTTAAAGGCAATAATGAAATTATTGAAATAGATCTAGGTTAATCCAAATTTCTTTTTGTATTTTTCCTGCAACTCTTTGTCGTTAGGGAATGTGCTCATTATCCATTTCAGATTTTGCTCCTCGTTGTCTTTCTTTATCTGCTCCTGGAGTTTGAATACTTTGGTGATTTCTTTCCCCTCCCTTGAGTTAGGATCAATCTGAATTCCATCTTTATCAAAGATGTATAAGTTGTTTGGAAAGATAAGATCCTTATTCATGTGATGGTATTTGTACTAGTGATTATTTATAGTTTAGTTGTTATTTTTTTGTATCCCCCCGAAGAAGCCAAAAATGAGTTTTTTTCTCTGAGTACTTAGCTGACAGTTTTCCATTTTCAAACTTCGTGAAAATACTTTTAAAAAAAATAAAAAAAATGATTTTAATAAATCATTTTGGATTCTTTGATGTATTGGATTGCTCTTGACTCAAGTACATTCCATGCATGTGTAGATGCACTAAACCCCATGAGGTTTTTGTGACTAAGGAAATAAAGAATCATGGAATTGTTAGAATCTGCTCTCATGATTGCTTCCTCAAAATCTCCACTTCTAAGGGCTTCACAAAAATGACCACCGTTGAAACCATCTAAAAGGTTTCTGGTAGCTGAAGCCTCAGGGAAGTTGTCACAGTAGGCTTGTGCCACTGCGTTTAATTCGGTTGTTTGTTTTTGCATGAAAAGTGAAGGATATTTTCGCTTTATTAATGTTTCGAATTGCTCATTTTTTTTCAAAAATTTCACTAAGTCTGCAAAATTTTAAAGATTTATATGTAGAATCGTTTTATCATAATAGACAAAAAATGGGGGTTTAAATACTAAAATAAAAAAACGAAAGCTTATTATAATGAATATATCTTTCTCTAAATATGGTAAAAATCACATTTGAAATTGTTAACCCAATTTCAGCACTAGGCAAAAAAATTGCCACTAGAAAAATTGAGAAAATCAATGCAAAAATTGAAAAACTCAATAACCAAAAATCCAAACTAGAATCTAAATTTTTTAATGATTCCAAAGTTGATTCTGATAAAGTCACAGAATCAATTAACAATAAAACAAAACAGATGACACAAGACGAAGTAAGTAAAAAATTCGGAAACAAAATTTATTTTGCAAAAAACAAAAACAATGACTTCTTACATGCTGACAAAGGTAATATTGACGAGTTTATTAAATATGCCAAATCGACAAAGTTTTTTGTAGTTTCAAATACGAAAGATGGAAAAACAAGAGTGTTTCATAACAGAACTACTCTAAACGGTCTTGCAAAAACTCACGCAAAAAAGCACGGTTGGGAGATATCCCAATCTTGACCCTTTTTTCTATTTTTGACGAAATCGAAAATACGATAATGACAGAAATCGAAAAATCGATAAAAGAAATTGACAAGGAAATAAAAGAAATTGAACAAAAAACAAACAATTAGAAAATGGAAAAAGTTAGGACTTGGCAAATTAGACCCAGAATTTGACTAAGTCCACAACCCTTTTCCTACTATGAAAAGTAGGGAAAAGGTTAAATATCCTTTTTTTAGTACCGTACTCGTACCGTACTAGTACCGTACCGAAAGATATATATATGGTAAGTATAAGTATATAAGTATATATTAAGTATATTTTTTTAAGTTTATTATAGTAAGTATTGTTAGTTTTATTGATATTAATTTCTCCCCCTTTAAGTTGAGGTTTTTTTAATTAAGTAGAAATAAGTTATTTAAAGTATTATATTATAAGTTGTACGCTAAGTGTATAAGTTGTACGCCACCATGCAGTACCGTACCGTACCGTACTAGAAACATAGGAACTATATTGACTATATAGAACTATATAGTTCGTATAGACAAGTTATATATACAAAGCGTGAGATTAGGTAGGTAATGACAAAAATGACAAAAAAAGACATGGAGCAAGAAATTGCAAGACTTCAACAAGAATTGAACAATGCGAAAAAAGCTCCAACAAACAATAAGACATATAGTCCATTAACTAAGAAATTGGCTGATGGCATGAGTCAAATTGTTTTTAGTGTGTCCAAAGCAGGAAACTATAACATAACTAGTTTCACAACTCCAGAATTCACAAGCTGGATAAAGTCAAATGGTTATGCCTTTCCATCTGGAAAATACTTTAACAAAGGTATTAAAAAAGAGCATTGGACAAAAGCCGTAAAAGACATGGAAAAACACGGTATTGCCGTATTAACCATGACGCCTTATGGCAATACAACAGGGATTTAATCCCTTTTTTTCTTTTTACTAATCAATTTTGTCTAAGTGGCTAGAATAAGGAATAAGCACTTAACAAAGTGTGAATACTTACAGCGAGAGGATAACTCGGCATTGATGCCACTTAGTTTCACTTACTTAAGTTGTACACTAAGTATATAAGTCTACTTATAATATTAAGTATATAAACTAAAGTCTTACTATAAGTGATTAAGTTGTACACTTAAGCAGGGTTATATATATCTATCTATTTCGTGCCTAATATTGCCCATATATATTTGTATCTTAAAAATAATTATTTAGTAGGATTTATATATAGGTGGCTAGAGTTAGGGTGTTATAGTCGTGCCTAAAGAGTAAAACAAATAAGAAGTATATATGACAATTAGTGTTTCTATTAGGGTTATTACTAGGTTATTGTATGTGGTTATGTAGGTATTTTTATTACTTTCCCACCTCGTATTATGGTATATATTAGATTAGATAGTATATTTATTGGATAAGTATGTCTATGTGTATTTTATTTATGTATTCTCCCACCTTTCCAACGGTGTTTTGTTGGGAAATGCTTTTATTCCACAAAAAAAATTGAGTTTTGTTGCAATCTCAACATCAGAATGCAAATAGAAATAGTAATACCAGATTTTTTAGAGGTAGAACTATTGGAGATATTCAAAGGCAAATATCTCGTGATACGTATTTACAACGTAAATACTCAAATCCTAAATACGTCAAGCGTATTATACAGGCTTATCGTAACCTGATGGATATATATCCAAAAGGTATATCGAGTGATGGTAAAATGAACCACGTCATGCGACATGGTCTACCTAGTAAAGATGAGCAATATGTTATTGCACAGTATGAGAAACTCATACGATTCATCAAGACACATAAGAACGACAAGCCTAACTCAGCAACACGTAAATTGGTATCTAAATTACAGTTCGTAGTTGACAGAACCAAATCAAAATACCATATCTCAAAATCAAAGAGATATAATCTACGCGTTCCTGAAACCATAAAGCAAGAACCAAAAGTTCTCAATGGACAGCGTATTCATATACCATTAAAGGAGGTGTTGTAATATGACCACAGAAGATATAAACAAACGTATAGACCTGTATTACAGGGCTAACGAAATCTCTAATATATATAGAGAGAAGTTTGGCATGAGTAATTTGCCAATGAAATATGATGGTGTTGTTAGTGAGTTTCAAGAAACCATTAATACCACACATTGTTTCAACAAGTATATAAAAGGTTTAAGAGATAGGTATATCCTATCATCTTAATTTTTTAGGAGGTGGAAATATGACCGAAGAAGATAGAGAGAAATTACAGCAAGAGTTCATAGACTTTTGTCGTGATAGGAATATACACCCTGACGATTTCATAATGGAAGTATTGGAGTTAGAGATATGAATATTTTTGCTTTATCTCTCTCTCCCAAAGAGTGTGCTAGGTGGCATTGTGATAAGCACGTTGTAAAGATGATACTAGAATCAGCACAAATGGTATGCACTACTCATCATCTTATGCCTAACAAACAAGTAAATTATGAGATACCATATAAGATGACACATAAAAACCACCCATGTAATAAATGGATTAGAGATAGTCTAGGCAATTACAAATGGTTACTATCACTCGTTGAAGAACTAAACAAGGAATATAAATACAGGTATAATAAAGTAGACAATCACAAATCATATAATGCTATTGGTAATTTACCTATGCCTAACATACCTGATATTGGTTTAACGCCATTCGCTAGGGCTATGCCTGATGAAGTAAAGATTGATAGCAGTAATAATAGGTTTAGCAATGTTATATATTCCTACCAAAACTATTACAGAACTAATAAACAACACATACTTCAATATACAAAACGCAACAAACCAAAATTTCTGAAAGTCAAAACCAGCAAAGATTTATAAAGCCCTGCTTCCAAATGTGATAGAGTGGTTTCGGGAAACTGAGCCACGTCATATATAAATAACCTAATGGTTATAATAGGAGGTGTATTATAATGTCTTGTAAAATTGACAGTAGAATACTATCTGCTAAAGATAGTAATGAATTAACTAACGTTGAGTTAGTAGCCTTATCTAGTAAATTATCTGCTTCAGATAAATTACACGCAAAAACTTTTGCTGTAATTCTTGCTGAATTAGATGGACAATTTATTAGAATTGGCAATCAACTTAACGCACAAATTCCAGCTAATGCAGAATTAGTTAGGGATTCAAAACAACAGTTAGTTGGCATACCAGCAGTAGCTGGTGGCTAATCTTTTTTTATTATGATTAAAAGACGAGCATTTAATTGTTATATCTGTGGTAAAGAAAAGACCATTAGACATAAGGATTTAGTAGTTGGAACAGGAAAGCTTACGCAGTATATCTGCAAGAAATGTACTAAAGATAACTATGCGATCACTAACACATAGTATAAGACTATTCATTTGGAGTAATTTTATTGAAAGATACTTCAAGGATTGGTTAAACGAGTATGCAGATGAATACAATGCAGAAGTATATAATCCTGAATATCAAGAACTAAAATACGATTTAGATTAGGAGGTGTTTAATATGTCAGAACAAAATGATGAATTTTATAGACCAATATTAATGGAGAAAAAAGATCTCCAAATAGATGGAACAGATTATAACACTGATCTTAATTTGCTAAAAGAGGGTAATACTATTCGTGTTCAGTTGGACAATGATGTTATTATTCAGCGTATCTCACATGAGATTTATAGCAATTATGAATCAGGCGTTAGAGAGTTAATCAACAATGAGTATCGTGCCTGTCGTCAGGCTAGAAAGTTATATAATGCTAGACCTAAAGTTCATGTCATAGTTGATAAGGACAATAGAACATTTAGTATTGAGGGTGTTGATTCTCTAGGTATATCTGTTCGTATCTTTGATAAGGTATTTAGAAAGTTAGGTGTATCTGGTAATGTTCAAGGTGGAGATGAGATTGGTATGTTTGGTATGGGTTTTGCTTCTTATACCACCCTATCAGAAGTCATTACAGTAGAAACCTATGCTAGAGAAGATAACCAACAGTTTGCATTTCTAGGAGATAGAGGTATTGATTTCAAGATTCTACCCAAACCTGATAGAGATACCTATGGCACAAAGATTACTCTTACATACAAAGATGGTGTTATAGGAGATAGAATCATTGACAAGGTAAAAGATTGTGCAAGATTCTCAAACGTTGATACCACAATTAGTGTTATTGTGAGTGATGACAGCGATGATGTATATTCTGTTACAGAAGAAATAGAATGTGATGTATATAATTCATGCATAAATTGGTGTAGAGATCAATTTGTTTCATTACCAAATCCTGATGCGAAAGTAAGTTGGTATAAAGAAGTTCACATTGACAATGATGATATGGAGTTCTTTGGTATCATAGCATTTGAAAAGAATCCTAGATACAACGCTGAAAGATTAGTCAAATATCATTATGGTTCTACAACTGAATGTTCTCTCAACCTAGTAAATACTCCTATTGCAATGAGATTCGATACACGTATACCATTTGCAACATACTATCTAAACATCAAGAATGAAAGAAAGTTCATGCCTACTGCTGATAGAGATAGAATGAAAGATGAATCAATGGTATCATTACAAGAAGAATTTGATAAACAATTACCAACATTCTTTACTGATATAATCATTACATCAATAGATGAATACATGACATCATTAAACAAACCAATGTTAGAATACATTCATTCATTTAAAGAGGCATTTAGTGAAGAAGAATTTAATAGAATGCATAATGTTGTAAATATTTTAGGACATTATTTCGACACTCAACGTTTTAGAGTTAAGTTGAGAGAATTGCTCAAAGAGGGTAAGCAAATTATCGCATTGAAATCTCTTAAATCAGATACAATAGAAAGATTAGAAAGACATCTAGTAGATGTAAAAGGAATGGATTCATCTAAACTACAATTTATTAGAATCACACCAAGAACTTTCAATGAAACAAGATATACTGAAATGCTTGAGTTGATTCAAAGTGTAGGTGGTATTCTAGGAGAATCATATATAAAAGAACACAAGGTAAAGACACTAGGTTCTTCTAAAAATAGCAGTGTATCAAAACAAGATTCTCACTCACTAAATGTTCCCATTCGTTTGTGGAAGCCTAATGATTGTTATAGTTTAAGAACTTTTGGAATGGAGGGTTATAAGAGTTATTACTCAACCACAATAAAAGAACTAAACGACAATGCTAGTTCAACAAACATGATACAAATGGACACATCATCTTCTTTTAGCAAATACAGTAGTTATCTCAGTAGTTATTATGATTGTGTCATTATGAAAGGCAACAAGAAAATTTCATCTATAATTCCAACAATAAGTGAATTGGAAAAGAAGATGAATGAAAAAGAATACTACACATCTAAAGGCAAATTAAAACTAAAAGATATTGAGGAAAAAAAGTTAGGATATGGTTATCATAACACAATCGTATGTTCTGATAAAGAAAAACAAAAAGAGTTGTCAGAAATTTTACAACAATATGAGTTAAGAAACTTTTATGTATTTGTTGATGGTAGTAATGAGGCATTTATCATGAATGTAGATCATGGTATAAAAGATATAGATAACGAATTAAATATTATGATTGCCGAGATGTTTAATCTTGATTATCGTATCAAAGATAAATATGAAAGAATACCATACATACATAAAGTATGTCTTGCATTACCTAAAGATGTAAAAGAAATTTATCTTAAAGCAATACATAACAATGATGATAAGGTAGAATCTTTTGCAGATACATTACTCAACTATGTTGAGAAGGAGGTATAGATATGGAATATCAAGTATTAGATAAACGTGATGGCGTGTATATCGTCATGCGTAATAGCAAGGTCTTTACTGTCAGTAAAGATGATTACATGGAATTGAAACTAGAGCATTACAATGGCAATAGAATCTTCTATGAATTTTCTGATGGTATAAGAGTTCAAGAAACCTATGATGACAGAATTTTTAATTGTCATCTATACAATGTTATCATTAATGTTCGTGATGGTAATGCAATAGCAAGACTAATCAGGGATAAGAATGAGGCAGGTTTTGTTGAGTTAGTAAAACAACATTACTATACTGCACATAGAATAGAATTACTAGAAAAGATTCTTGATACCTATGGAGATCGTGTAGTAAAAATCAAAGGTGGATATGTCATAGATGATATATTCATGGTAGATGATAAGGGAACAAGTTATTACAAAAACCAATCCCAACAAAGAAAATTAAAACATTTTAGAGATAAGAATGAATGGAATTTCTTATGCACAGTTGCACAAAAAGGTGTAAGAAAAATTACAATGGATACAGAAGTAGGTGTCTTAGAACTAGATGAAACTTGTATGACGATTCTAGCAAAGATAGGATTCTTCTGCAATCCAAATATAGAAGATCGTGTATTTATGGATCAATTACCAAACAAGATTCAGAAATTATTACGTGATGAATATGGAGGTGTTAGAAAATGAATATGAGAAACATACCTGATAAGGTAGATGGACAAGGTAGAACATGGACATGGTGTGATTGTTGCACATCTTATGTAAGAGAGATTAGAAAAGATGACCGAAAAGTTTCATGCTAACGCATGGAGAGATAAAAGAAATACCACAAATGGTATTGTAATATGGAGGTGTTAAAAAATGTTATCAGAAAGAGAAAAAGCAATATATTATATTGTTGCAGTTGATGGATACGTAAGACACTTAGGTCTTGAGAATAAATCATTGTCACATGATGAACTACATGATTCATGGGCAAGAATGTTAGACCATGCTAGAGTGTCACAATTCTATGGATTACCAGAAGAAGAATTTCTAGCGTTGTTAGATGATTGTAGTGAAGAATCTGAAAGCCATTTAAAGATGGTGGAACAGATGATTTCATATATGGAAAACAAAGAATAGGAGGTGTATGATTTGAATACATTAGAAGCAAAAAATATTGTAGGTGGTCTTACCTACACAAGTAAAATGCCTTGCCCTAGTATTAGCATACCTGCACAAGCCTGTCAAATGGGTAGCAAGTTAGTCAATATAAAAGGTTCTGTATGTGAGGATTGCTATGCGTTCAAAGGAATGTATAGATTCAAGCAAGGTATAGAAGCAAGGGATAGAAGATTGGTAAACATATACCATGAGAAATGGGTTGAAGCTATGGTTCATTTATTAAATAATCGTAGAGATAAATCTTATTTCAGATGGCATGATAGTGGGGATATACATTCTATGATTCATCTTTGTAATATAATGGAAGTTGCAAAGAGAACACCTGATACAAAGCATTGGCTACCTACTAAAGAGTATGCATATGTTCAGGCTTATGTAGAGAGTGGTAAGGAAGTTCCTGTTAATATGTATGTTAGGCTTTCTGCTTATATGATTGATGGACTTCCCCCCACAAAGTTTGCTAACAAACTAGATTCCTTTGAAAACGTAAAAGGTTTTATAGGAACTAGCACAGTAGTAAAAGAGAATCCTAGTTGTCCTGCAAGAGAACAAGGAAACGAATGTGGATCTTGTAGAACTTGTTGGTCAAGAGAGAGCAACGTTTCTTATCATCTGCATTAGATATATAAAATAAAGGAGGTAAATGAAAATGAAATACAAAGTATTAACAGAAGAAGAAAATAAAGAAAAATTTGAAAGTTCATATATAAATGGAACTTCAAAGAAAGGAACTCTACTTGACGTAGAGTATACAGAACTGTTGGATAAATTAGGTTATCCTACAAGTGATGATAACATTGATGATAAAACCCATATCGAATGGATCATACTATTTGAAGATGGAACATTTGCAACTCTATATGATTGGTATGGAATTACTAATCGTTGGAGTATAGGTGGACATCATGGTAATGTTATCAAGAACATGAAGAAACTATTCAAGGAATATGAAGTAGAAGAATTCTTTATAGGAGAAAAGTATTGGAATGATAAAAGATATGAAGGAGAGTTATTAAACTCTTTAAAAGAGGTAGCGTAAAAAATGGCTAAAATATATAGTTGGGAATGTGATTGGTGTGGCAGAATAGATAGTGGAGAACACATAGATGTATGTAAAGTATGTTCTGAAGATATATGTGATGATTGTATAGAAGAACATTCATTAAGTCATTTTCATAATGGTGTTGGCGTTTAAAATGAAAGCTAAATACCTAATGAAAAATAAATATATTATTGAAGCAAGTAGTTTTAATGATATGAGCAACATGGAAATGACAACGGACTGTATATACTTGAATATGAGGAGGATGATTAATTGATTGAAAAAATAATTCAAACAGTTGAGGATTCATTCTTACAGATGAAAACAGTAGTAGAAAAGGAGAGAGAAAATTGAAGCCTCAAACATGGAAAATGATAAAAGATCAACTTGAAGAAAATCTCAGAAATATGGATACTTGTTATGAAATGGAGTCTTACAAAGAAATGAAAACAGAAAACGAGACTATGGAATGGATCTGTAAATCTGAGGGCAAAGGTAAAGAGTTTCAAGACTGGTATGAAAAAATCTGTATTAGTATCGAATCTCAGGTTGAGTGAGATAACTATGAACCCAAAGTTTGAAGCCCATATAGAAAAGGCTTTAGATATAAACGAAAAAGGATTAGTAAGGAAAGTGATGAATGGAGTATGGGAAGTTGATTCTGTCGAATCTAAAAACAAGTATGAAGTTGTGTCTTTCATTAATGATAATGGTAATACTAGATATGGTTGTGGTTGCCCAGCTTATCAATTCTCGGATAAAACATTTCCAGAAAAGATATGCAAACATTGTATGGCAGTTGCCATATTTGAGAAAGGCTATATCAAGAAAGATATTATTGATGAGATCATAGCAAAGACATCATACTTAGAACCTGATGAAGTCTATAAGAATATAAACTCTAAAACAGTTTATTCTCTTTATTAACTACAAAGGTTTATTAGGTATTAAAACAAGGTTCGTATGTGTCAGAAGATAATTTCTTAGGAGAAGAAAGAGAAAAGTATATCGACATGATTGTTGCATTAGAAAATAAATTATGGATTCCTATGCACGTTGAACCAAGAGAACATTGGGAAAAAATGTCAGATAGTGATCTACTAAGAAATATAAGAATGTTACAGGAAGTGGAGAACAATCCACCATGATCTGTAATATATGTCTAGAAGATAATGCAACTAACAAAGAAGATCAAGTTGATCTTTGTGTTAGCTGTGTAAAATTGGTTGCTGTTGAAAAACAGAACCCAAGAAAATGTAGTCCTGCTTATTAGGACAGGAGGTAAATTATGACAACATTGTATAAGGTCATTGACACTCACACAGATATATGCGCAAGTGCATTGAATCTTGTTGCGAGAAAAGGTCGTGACTATAATAGAAAGCAACAGAATGATGGAGATACATTATTCAACATGACAGTTGCAAAACAACTAGGGATAGTAGATACTACAACTCAATCCATACTTGTTAGAATATCTGACAAGATGATGAGATTAATATCACTAACATCAAACCCTAAAGAAAATCCAGAAATCAAAACTGAATCTGTTAAAGATACAGTTGTTGATATGGTAAATTATATTGTGTATTTGTATTGCAAATACGAGGAGGAAAGAAATGAATGAATGGATAGCAGAGAGAATACAAATTGCTCTCGAAGATATAGCAAAAGAGTTTAAGGAATCTAATCGGCTAAAGAGATTAGAGATTAGACTAAAGTATAACATACCTGAATTTGATTTATCAGCATGGGATTTAATTGATGAGGTAGATCAAACATCAGATAACAAAGGAGGAAATGAAAATGGAAATGAGCGACCAACAGATTAATGATATTGTTACAGCAACAATTATCAGAACTCTAAGGATAATGAAAGAAACTAAAGACGAGGGAGAAGATATGAATGAAGTTGATTTCGACTACATCATTGATTGTAGAATGAGAGATCTATCCGATCCATCTGTATTAGATAGTCTTGAAATGCCTGATGATAATCAAGAACAAGTATGAGAACAAGTGTATTGAATGTAATAGAACAATCAAGATTGGAACAGATGTTGATTGGGAAAAAGGTGTAGGGATAAAACATATCAAATGCCCTAAACTAAAAAACTATTCATACATTAAATTACTTAAACTTAAGAAGTGTCAAGAGTGCAAAGTTAAATTAGAGGGCGACACTTTTATATCAGATAGTAATAGACTATGTATGAAATGTTGGGAGAGTACATTTACAAAAAGGGGGTGGTCTTATGACGAAGTGTAGAAATTATGTTTGCAATAATCAAGCCAAAGGTAGGAGAGGTTATTGTTTAAACTGTTTACATTCATGCAACAATGTAGTTGCCCAATGTAGAATATGTGATATGACCTACACTACTACAATAGGTATGGAGAAACTTTATTGTTCTCCTAGATGTAGAAGTAAGGCTTATCAGATAAGAAAGAGATTAGGAGTTGTAGGGTTAAATGTTTGAAGTGTTTATAGAAATACAAAAGACATTAATAGAAATGCGTGACATTATGATAAAGATGGAACGACATTTAAATGACCTTACACTCCCACCAAATATGAGAGAATGGTCTAAACGACTAAAAGAAAAGGAGGTAGATGAAGAATGAAAGTAAAATTTGAGTGTATGGACTGTGGTTGTTATTTCTATGTGGAAAATAGAAATGGTTTTGAATGTCCAAATTGTCAATATTTGGAGGTCTTGTAAATGAACACTTTGTTTAAATGTTCAAATTGTGGATCTTTTGATATTGTTCTTGATTCACTAAGAGAAAAAAACAAACTAATCATGCCTATAAATCTAGTTTGTAGATCATGTTTGCATTATGAAACATTGGAGGAATTAGAAAAATGAAATGTTATAACCTAAGATGTGAGAACGAGAACAGCAAACTCAAGGGAACTAAAGGATACTTTTGTAGATCATGTATACTTAGTAAATATCCGTTTGTTTTTAAATGTGTCCAATGTGGAAACACATTTGAAAAGTATGGACTTAATTCACAACTTCCAAAGTTTTGTCAGATTAGTTGTAAATACAAATACGGTAATCACTGTGTAAGAAAGGTAAAGAATAACTTTGTGAAGAAAGAAACTATACAAGATAAGATGGAAAACCTAGTCACAAACTATAACTTGACAAAGGAAGAACTAATAGAAAGGTCAGGTTGTAATCCTAGATCCTTTAAGCAGGTAATACATAAACTTAGAGATAAGCATAATATTATTTGTATTGGTGGATATTACATCAAAATAAAAGACGTGGAATGATATAGTGATCTTCTTCTTCTTTAGAACTATGGGGATCTAATCCCCAATCTATTAGTTCGTGTAGTTGCTCATGGATAATAGTAATAATCAATTCTTCTGGACTATCCATTAATGCTAGGTTGATTGTAATGTGTCCGTCATAGGGGTGGTAATCTCCGAATGAGCAGGACATTTCCTTTTCTCTATCTATGATAAAGTGCATTAATCTAGTGTTGTTGTAGTGGTTATTATTTATTTCCCACCTCGCTAGGCGTGGGTATATTATTGTCTTTATATACTAACTTAAGTTCTTTTATACTTAAGTCATTATACTTATCATCAAATAGGGTAGGGCAATCATAATGCCATACATCTATGACTATGCAATCGTGACACTCTAAAGTAGTTCGCTGAACTCTATCGACTTTCTGCATACCTAAACCATCATGGTGTGGATCTTGAACTCTTACTATGTATGTCTTATTATCTAAGAAGTATACTATGTCAAGGGTTTCTTTTTGTTGCCTGTCGGATAATCCCCACGACTTATCTATAAGTTTACTTAGGGGATACTGTATGACAAACTCGGCACTAGGAAACCATGACTTAAGTATCTTAAGGCAAGTACGTTCGCCACGACCTATAAAGTTGTACACTTATAACACCTAAGTAAAACTTCGTATTTGCGATATGTATGCTTGACATTGATTACTAGGACTTCTATGCCTTTGACTCTTGCCACCCACTTAAGTATAGGTTCTGCTTTCGCCCAAGCGTTTGTTTTAATCTGAAGAAAAGTAATAAGACCACTAGGAGATATGCAGATACCATCAAAGAGATTCCAAAGGTCTAGGGATCTATACCATGCTCCCTGACAATAATTAAGGTCATGTCTTCTAGTATGTGGCTTTAACCAAATGTCATCATAGCCTAAACTAAGTAGATGTTCTACAGCCTTTCGATTGCTGTTTCGCATCTTCTGTCTATTGTTCATGAGTATAAGTGGAATGGCATCAATGAGGGAAAATTCAAGAAACCCTGCTTGGTTTTTTCTTTGCAGATATGACCAAAGTCTAGCCATTCCATATACTATAATAAAAAAATAAGTATTTAAGTGTTATTCAATTTCGGATATGCCTTTTGCATCTAGGACGAATTCAACGTCTTGTGTTGCATCTTCAGCACTATCAACCATTCTAGCAATGTGTTTCTTACCTGCTTTCTTGAAGTAAAGTCTATAAGTACTTGCGTGTCCTACAACATTGCCACCAATAGGTTTGACAGGATCTCCAAACATAACACTAGGATCGGTCTGCACTTGGTTTGTAAATAGAACAGTGCATACAAAATAATATGAAACATTCTTTAAGTGTGTCATAAGTCTTGCTAACTGATTTTGTCTTGCAGCTAAAGTTCCTCTACCCAAGTATTCTTCACGAAACTGACCTACCGAACCATCTACAACTACTAACTTTGGTCTATCTTTCAACATTCTTTCTGACATATTGTTGATGATACCCATCAAGTTTTCTGTGTTTGGAGCGTATAAGTAAGTAACACGTCTTAACATATCCTTACTTGATTCAATATCTGTTGCGTGTCCTTTTGCAATAAGAATTTCCACAAGTCGTTTAGGTTTGAATGTATCTTCACAATCAATCCATATTACATTATCTCCTTGTGCTATAACTTCTGCTGTTAATGAATAACAGAATTGTGTTTTACCACTACCAAATTCTCCGTATATCTCATACAAAGATTCAGGTCGCAATCCACCACCAAACAGATTATCAATAGACTCTACATTAAGTGTAAGTCTATGTTGCTTCTCCTGATACTCTAACAATTCAATGCAGTCCATATCCGTTTTTCGAATAAGTCCTTTTTCCTCTAACATATCTTTTGCTTTGAATACCCAAGAGTCTGCTGTTTCTTTATTGGCTCCTGTTATTTCTTGTAGTTCTTGTGAGCCTCTGACACACAAATCATACAAAGTGAACACACCAAAAGTATTGAGTTTCTTTTCGGAAACTGCTCCAAGTCCTTTTAGTTGTGAGATGGAAATATCAAGTTCAGGTTCAATCTCTGATTCCTGTTCTTGTCTTTCTAAATCTAGTTCAGATTCCATGTATATAAAATGGGGAGGAAGAATAAAAGTCTTATCATAAATTCGTTCGACTGCAAGTTCCGTCTGAATTTATCTTTACTAAGCCTTCTTTCTCAAGTTGTACCCACATCTTTTCTGCTTCGTGGTCGCTGAACTTCTCGTGTTTACTTAGTTCTTTCTTGTAGTCTTTCTCTTTGAATCTATTCTCCACCCCTGCGATGTTGCCAAGTATGGTCAAGGCTATGTGTTTCTTTGATGCGTTTGCTGACAAAGTCTGCTGAGTCATACTATCTCCCAAGTCTAAGTCTAAGTCTAGTGAACGATAACTTGACTTTAACAACTCTGTTACATCGTCAACATCTTCAACATCAACTTGTGACTTTAACAAAAGTTTGGCTCTTGCCATTGACAAACGAACGAGTGCTTCTAACTGTCTGACACCAACAGTGATTGAGTTGTTCTTTGATTTACTTCTCATCTTGTTGTAGAGTGAAATCAATCTCTCATGTGTTTCTTCTGTCAATGTTGGTTTCAAATCTCTTGCATAGTTTAGATATGCAATCATCTGATCTTCTGTAAATATGACATCATCATTCTCTGTCTGATATGACATAAGTATATGATATGCTTTCTTTGTATCATCGTCTTGGTTCACTCTGTCAACCAACAACCAAATCAAATCGAATCTTGTTATCAATGGTGGTGGTAAGTTTAAGTTCTCTGCAAGAGTTCTTTCCATGTCATAGTTTCCATAGATTGGATTGGCTGCTGCCATGACACTTGTCTGTGCAGGTAAAGTCAACTTGATACCTGCCTTTGCAATAGATACTGTTTGCTGTTCCATTGCTTCATGCATGGCACTTCTATCAGTTGGATTCATTTTGTCAAACTCATCTATCATAGCATGACCACCTGAACATAACGGCATGACTCCTGCTTGTGCTACCTTTCTTCCGTTTGGTAATTCTACTATACCTATTGTTAGACCTGCGGCACTTGCTCCTCTACCTGATGTGAATATGCTTTTCTGTGTAAGTCGCTTTGATGCTTTGAGTAGTTCTGACTTTGCCATTGATGGATCTCCTACTAGTAGTTGGTTTATGTCTCCTCTTTTTCTTGTCTTTACTCCCCCCACTAACTGAAGAAGTATGGAATACTTTATGTCACGATACAATTGATCTGCATAGATGTCAGGAGCAAAAGAGTTAACCAACTTTGTGATAAAGTTCTTTCCGTCTTTCACCTGTTCCTTGTATGACATGATTTCATCATCTGTTGGATAAATCACATCACACCTATCAAGATCGTCCATACTTATGATTTGTATAACTATATCATTTTCTTCTGTCTTTGTTCTAATAGATTTGAATATACCTGTAACCTTTTTCTTTTGACCAACAAATGCTTTGCCTATATGATGATCGTAAACCTTAGACACAAATATGACAGGCGAATTGTTTAACGCTTCATCAAGTGGTTCCTGAACCAACAAAGTCTGAACATATTCATTTTTTGTTCTCAAAGGATCAGGTAACATTTCTGATTTCTTACAGTTTGAATTTGGACAATATACTTTGTTTATTCTTTTGTAAAAATCTGCTTTCTCAGATTGTTCTCTATAACACTTTGGACAAACCAAAACTGTTTCTTTCATGTATGTTTTTCTTTCATCCATTCCTATTATTTCACACACAAATTGTATTGGAGTGTTTTCATATTTTGGACTTATGGAATGAAGTTGAATCTCATTCTCAACTGTAAGTTCAACATTAAGATTCTTAAACTCCAAGTCAACATTTAATTCTGGATACTTTTGTTGAATGATTCTTATCACAGCATCTCTTGCTGCAAATTGAAACAACTTACTGTTGTCAAGAAACAGGTCAACAAGTTCTTCATCAGAAGCATCAAGTCTGAACGTACTCATTGGAGTCAGATTATCAATAACGTCAACAAGTTTCTTTGAATAAAAATAATCAAAGATTCTATCTGCCATTGCAGATTGTGTATGAGTTACCAAGTCAACATTCCTCCTAGTTTTATTCTTTTGATATTATTTAACTGTTCTAATCTTTTACTAAATTCGTTATATCTAACATTATCTAGTTCTAGAATATGTCTTTTCCATATATCAATCTCTGCGAAGAATTTTGGTGTGAGAGAAACTTCTTCTGATACAAAGTCCTCAATCTTATAATCTCCTGTACTATGTCTTTCAGCATATTCTTTTGCTGCTACACCTAAGAACCTACTAAAAGAAATACTGTTAGGTCTTATTTTATCTAACTTTATGAAAGATTTTCTAGTATCTTCTGACGTAGATAAAGTTATCATTGTCTTGTTTAAATTAACCATGTATTGTATAATTAAGTTAAGTAATTAAATGTTTAGCAAAAAAAAGAAACTTACGTAATTTACTTAAGTTAACTTACGTAAGTTGGGTTTTGATAGTAGGCTTTTCTGGATAAGTTTTCTTAGCTGTAGCGTTTTCTTCTAGTGGATGATTCTGTTTGTATTCTTCAAGTATTCTGTGAAACAAAACAGAGTCACTTTCATTCATGATTCCATTCTTAGTTTCTTTTACTGACTTTGCGTATTTTCTGAATAGTTCTTTGTCTTCCCACTTTACGCTTATTGTTGTGTGAGTGCAACTTTGTTTTCTTCTTGCCATCAGGTAAACTTATATATACTTTGATATAAAAGTATCTATGATTGTTGAATGCAAAGTACCTGACTGGTTTGTTGAAATACATACAATGTTTATGAGTGATAAACTAGATCATATGACTTTTGCTAACGCGTTGATATACTTAGTTAATCAAGGACTTGCTTTTTGTTACGAAGTCGCACAAGCTTAATATATAAGTATGATAATAATACCACAATGACAATCAAAGCAAAGTTCTCTGGACATTGTAAATTATGTGGAGAAGAATGGGAAAAGGATTTCGACATTCATTATAGTCGAGAACCAAGAGCCATCTGCGTAGATGAAAAATGTTTCAATGAGCAAAAGAAAAAATCAGGTAATGTTGTTTCATCTTATAAACAAGAGATCGTAACCGTTAGACCAGATGTTAAAGAAGATGGATATTTTAAAGCACTTGAAAAATCGGAAGATGTTTTACTATGTTGTATTGCAAAAGCACATGACATGGCAGTTGCTTTATATCCAGAACTAGATACCAATACAAACACATTTGGACAAATAAGAAGTAAGTTAGCAGATCAATTGCTTATGACAAAACAATATCTAACCCAATCTTAATTTTTTTAAAATGCCTAAAACCTGTAATCGTTGTGGAACCATGAACCTTGATTGGGATCATGCTTATCACGATGCTACAGGCAAATGGAAACTTATGCAACACAAAAACAAATACGGAAAATGGTGTGGCAAAGTTCCAGAAAAAGTAATGAATAAAACACTTACAAAGAATGACGTATTCTTATGTGAATTATGCAGTGAATCAAATTTTGGATTATGTAGAAGCATAGAAAAATTAGAAGAGCATTTGAAAAAATATCATCCTACAAATGAGATATTAACAGATCTTGATTACATGATGATGGTAAATGAAATTCCAAAGTCCGTGTTAATTTATTGGAAAAATGACCCTCATTATGAAAGATATGCAAAAGCTTTATAACCAACAATATATTTCTACTATACTATGTTCAGCAAGAAAGTAACCATTGAGTTACAAAAAAAAGATGATATAATTCATCTTGAACCTTTGAGCGATATTCATGTCGGTCATATTGGATTCGACAAAGATTTGTATAAAAATAGAATAAACGCTATTGCAAAGGAAGACAACAGATATACTTTGTTTCTAGGAGATCAGTTAGATGCAATTTCTACTTATGATAAGAGATTCAATCCAGATATGTCAGATGAACATGACATAGATAATCAAAGAAAACTATGGCAGAAACTGACACAGCCTTTGATTGATGTTCATAAGGAAGCAAAGAACGAAAAGATCTGGGGGCTTTTGCATGGTAATCATGAATATAATATTCAGGCAATTACTAGATCCTACATTGAAAATCAGTTCTGTGAACCAAACAACATAGAGTTTCTTGGTAGCAGAGCATTGATTGGACTTGAAGTTAAACACAAGTCAAAAGTATTAGGTCAATGGGTAATACTTGCAATACATGGAAGTGGTGGTGGAAAACCTGAAACAATGTTCCAACAAATGAAGAAGAATGTCTATGCTGATATTTTCATATGTGGACACCTACATCAGAAAAGATACCAACCTGAAATAGCAAACGACTTTGACTTTAGATCAGGTCAAAGATGGGAAAGAGATATTCATCTAGTTAATGCAGGAACATTCTGCAGAACATTAGTAGATGATACAGATGGTTATATGGATAGAAAAAATGAAGTAGTATATTCCAAAACTGGAACAGCAACTCTATCAATCAATGCATTGGAGGGTAAGATCGTTGGTCATATCTAAACCAATAAGGGTAAAGAAAAAAACAATATCCAATACCAAATCAATAAAATCCAAATTAACAACAAAACAAAAAGTATTGGCATTTGTTAAATCTCAAGGGAAACCAACCATCATAAATGATTTCTACAGTAAGGATAAAAGCCTATCAAGAAGAGTTGTTGAAAGAGCATTTACTGACCTAACCAATAGTGGATATATAAAAAGGGAGAGATGTATGTGTGGCTGTTCATACGTTTACAGAGTTGACTAGGTGGAGTGACCTCATGTGTTACGACATGAGATGTAAATGCGAAAAAAACAAAGTCCACAAAAACTGTCCTATACATACTTTATAAATCTCATATATCGAATAACTTTATTAATACAATTTGTTTAACTCCCTCTATGTTCATTGAATTACACATTGAGGGGCTTGATGCTCCACAAGTAGTGCCTATTGAAAAGGCATCTAGTGTTAGTAAAGAATTAGAGAAAAGGGGTAAGAATTTCCGTTTGGGGAGAACTATCCACTAATCTTTACAACATTTCTTTTTTTTCTATTAAGCTTTATATTCAACTATTTTCTATACTAAACAATGAACGTTAGTGACGTAATGGATATCGAACAATCACACGGTAATTCAACAGCATTAAGAGGAGGAGACAAAATTGTCATTCAAGGTTTTAATGTAAAATATGTTGAAGGTGTTGGTTCTGATATCGCAGAAATCAAAACTACAGAAGGCACTAGACACTCATTTGGTAAAACCATTATTGGTCAAGCAAAGAGTGAATATTGGAATGATGTAGTTGCAAAATGTTTAGAGAAAGATGCAAGTGATGGACTTGACTGTTGGGTTGTCGAAAGACAAGCAGAGAAAACCAATCGTACAATGTTAGCATTATCTATGTTTCCTCCTAAACAATAATTCCTTTTTTTATCATGAGCTATTTATTTTGTTTCAAATGTTTCAAGTTTTATAATGTAACGACAGGTAGACACTTACACAATAATTCTAATAATTGTGATGACCCCGAAGTGAAGCCTTGATTCTATCAAGATGAATACCTGCTTTATTACGTTCACGCCTGATCCAACAAAGTTGTACACTACAACACTTGGATAATTTTGTCGTTGCTTTCTCATGTAACTTGGTTAGAGCTTCGGTAGTTACTCTCCATTTACCGTTGACTTGATTGACTATTAGTTTAGAATCACTGTATATTGTTACGTTTGTTAGCTGGTTTGTCCTTATGTATTCTATGGCGTATATGAGGGCGAGGTATTCTAGTTCGTTATTGGTGTATTTTACCCCCCTCTTTTTGACTATAATCTTATCATCGTGGACAATACAGATTACTCCTCCTCTTGTTCCACCGTCACAATATATGTTCATTTATATTCTTTTAAAGTATCTTCAAAATATGTATTTTGTTCTATTGGTTGATATGTATTTTCTTGTTCAAGTTTATAAAAGAATTCTGATATTTCTTTAAGTATAGTTGCTGCTACCATTATAATACCTGCTGGTAAAAATACACATAGCAATATTCCACTGGCAACCCACCACCATGTTTTCATGATATTATTAGGTTGTTCTTACTTATAATGCTTTGCTGTATTTTTTCTTTAAAAGGCTATACATTATCATACCAACGTTTACTATGGATACTATTTCTACCAAGTCTACTCCGTATAGAAACCAATCAATTACTGGATGTATTCTAGAAACCATTCCAGATTCTAACATCATATCAGCATTCCATATCATATGTGGAATTTGTATGAACTGAATAATTGCTATAAGTATAACGCTACCAAGAATCTTATCTTCGTACCATGTCCAGAATTTATTCCACACTAGCCAACAACCTCTCGCAAGATTGTATTCTTTTTTGATACCATTCTTTTTCTTCTACAGTACAATCTAATAAAAGTTTTTCATAATATGATTTTGTTTTAGTCCACATTTTTACATAGACATTTTGTTCTTTACTCATTTATGTGTCCTCTCATGTTTTGTTATTGCATCTCTTTGTAATGCGAATGATGTGTCTTCAATTACTTTCTTACATATTTTACAAGTGTATTTCATTTCTTATTCTCCTTTGGGTGTTTTGTTGTATATGCTTTTCTACATATATTACCACAATATATTCTCTGTCTTCCTTTATAACGTGGAGGTAGTTCTGATCCACATTCTATACAGTAAAATACTTTGTTGTTTTTCAACAACTATTAGTTATATAACTAGTATTTAACCCTTTGTTTGTCTGAACCAATAATCATTGCCTGATGATTCTGGAACACCATAAAACTTTTTCTTATCATCTTCTGGTTTAACATTATGAACTGCATTATATGCTCCTGCATCTGCTGTTGAGAATCCTTCTTTTTCTACTTCTTCCTCCTCTTCTGCTTTATCTGATACACCTGCAATTTGTCCTCTTTCTAATTGTGAATCTACTTTTTTCTTATGACCTGTTTGACTTGTTTTTGGTTGCTCTGTTACGTGTTGAAATTCGTTGTCAATTTTTCTGTGACTCTCTCCCTCGTAGTCTTCGTCAGCATCAAAGAATGTATTGGTTGGAACACCACCATAGTTGCCTTCTTCTACGTCAGATTTTGCAACAATTACCTTTCTTGCTTCTGCAGGAATGTCATACCAACTTCTTGTAATATAAGATAATGGACATCTTGCTTTTGTTAATGCTTCTGATTTCTCTTCAATTGTTAATTTATTCCATGGTTTTCCTTTAACAATTTCAGATACTTGGAATGTATCATTGATATGAATGTCTTCGTACATACCACTTGCTTTTAATAGTTTAACATATTCTCCACTAATACTTACTACAGTTCCCTCATCTTGTTTACCATTTATATAATATTTAATTACATCTCCAAGTTTTGTTTCTGCTAACTTGTCCATATCAACTTTTGTACTTGATACTATATAAGTTTCACTTTCAATAGCATCTCCTCTTGTTCCTCTCCATGTTTCATCAGGTCTAGGATTAGAGTTATCGTTTGGTTGACCGTATCCATACGTGTTTTTTTCTGCTCTGAATGTTGGTGTAGGATGTTCCCAACGTTCTAATTCTTTTTCTCCTACCTCTTCTGCTGGTTCTTCTCCAGATGGTACGAATACGTGTCTGCCTTGAACCTGTCTAAAGTGTCCAGTTTCCCCTGTTGTTGGGTTTAAAATAGCTGGTTTTCTTCTTGGTTTGGTAACTTCAACCATGATTTTAATGTATGATTTTAGTATATAAAGTTAACCGAATAGACTGTCATGTAACTTTTGTGACATCTTAACTACGTGCCATTGATCTCCTGTGGCTACTGCTTGACAGGCTATTGCTAGTGAATCTGCATGATCATCTTTGTATTCTGATTTTATCTTCATGAGTTTTGTTTCTGTGTATTCTCTTCTTAACATTCCTAGTTGTTTTGCTAATTCTTGTCTCCCCCCTATCTTAATGCGTTTCTGTTCAAACAACACTCTAAGATTCTTGTATATAGATTCTTTTTCTTTAAGTGAAAATACTATGCCTCTTACAACTACAGCACGTTCTTGTAGCAAATCATATAGTCCTGCTCCCAATCCTGTTTCATCAACGTAAACCATTTCTGCGTGAAACTTTTCTGCTAACTCTTGTGTCTTACCTGCTACATCTACAATGTTTGATTGACCCTCTTTTTCTTGCCAAACTACATGAACTGTATCTTTTTCATCTAATCCAATTACAGTAAATACTGTTTCGTCCATACCACTTCTTGCAACGTCAACACCAACATAATATCTAGTGCTACCATCTGGGTGACTCTCTACCATTGCATCTTGCAAAAGATTTTGTGGTATCAATGCGTTACCAATTTCCAGGAATTCACCTAACACTTCAAGTGCATAACTTTCTCTTGTTTGGTTTTCCAGGAATTTCATATACTCTGGATCATTTGCAATCAATGGGTTGTCGGTTGATCTTACATGAAACTGTGTCCATTGTCCATCACTTGATACAGGTTCTCCGTTAATTGTTTTAGAGTTATTACAAGCATTGTAAAAATAACCCATCATTGAAAACGGAGTTGATGTCAGCCATACTCTTGCTTTAGTTGCAGAACCTGCAGGGAATAATGCTGTAAGTATATCTTCTTTTACAAACGAACATTCGTCAACTATGATAACGTGTGGAGAATAACCTCTAAGTCCTGTACCTGATTCACCTGTTGCACGAGTAACTATCTTTGTAGTTCCTCTATCATCTAACCATCTTAACCACATTTCAGTTTGTGTGTTTCTTACAATGTAATCTTCAAGAATATCACTTCCCATAATCAATGCTCTGATTCTATCGTACATAATACTTGCCTGGTTTTGGGTAGGTGCAACAATCAAAATAGTACATTCCTTATCAACTGTCTCTAAAAGCATAGGAGCAAAGAAAGCAAAATGTATGGCTTTGACAGCAGTTGACATGGTTTTACCTACCTGTCTACCACTACGATATACTATGAATCTATCTAGACAATTAACATATCTTTTGTTATATTCAAATAATCCATGATTAAGAAATACTTCTGAAAACTTTGATGGAGTCTGAGCACATTCTACAAATGTTCTTACAAACTCTTCTCGTTTCTTAATATCATCTTCTGTTGGTCTAGCCATTCTCCATCATAGATTTCTTTGCTGTCATTTCTTTAAAGATGCTTTTCATTATATTCTTCTCGTCAAATACCTGTGTTTCTTTAATCTCTACCTTACCTGATAATTCTATCATAGTGTTGATAATTTTTAGTAGTGAGTTTAATTGTGCGTTTGTGTTTCTATCAGGTATGTTTCCGTCCATCTTGGATTCTCCTAGTGCTACAAATATCTGTTCTGTGTATAGTTTTACTAGATAATCAAGTATGCCTTTTAGTTGTTCTGGATCTCTTGTGTCCATATCTCCTATTACTTTTTGTATATCTGCTCGTATTGCACACGTTGCATCTGCTTCATATTTTGGGCATTTTCCATTCCCCCCTGTATCAATGGATCTGTAAATACAATCGTTACAAAGTGCAGGAAGTTCTGCTGATCTCAAATGCTTTGCTGCGTTAAATGAACTAATAGATTTTCTTTTATCGATACTCGCTTCTAGTTTGCCGTTATTCTCTTTTAACTTAATATCATCAGGCATATATGAAAATTAATAAAACAAATTATATAAATATTTCCCAAAGGAAAGGAGTGAATCTTACGTGTTCACTCACTTCCGACCTGGAAGAACGGACTTAAGAGGGCTACCGTATTAGGGTAATCCCTGACAGTCGTATTGCATATGTGATAGTTTTATTTAAAGTTATTTGAAATTATCATCATATATGTTAAAACTTTTACACATAGGCATAAACAATGTTGCTATTGGAAATTTAAGTAATGCATTGTAATCATTATCAAGTATCTGTTGTTTTGTTATTCCAACTTTTTCCATATTGTCTTTGTATTTTTCTAAATAGAATTGTAGTTGTGATACCATGCCTTTTCCTTTGTTTCCAAAAAACATTGATATTGTGTTGTTGTTTAACCATATTTCTGTTTTCTTTGATACTGCTGCAGATATCCATGCACTTGTGTCTATTGATTTGAACATTCTGTTTCTTTGTATAAAGTTACCTTTTGCTAGTCCATGATATTGTAATGGTGGTAGTTTTCTTATTTGATCTTCCATTTCTATTTTTCCTTTTATCTCCCCCAAACATACATAGTCATCTTTCTTTGGTTTTAATTTTGACAAATGCTGTAGAAAATTCTGCTGTAACACTGGAAGTGTCCAATCTATTCCCATTTCTCTTTCTTTTTCCAGATTCTTCATTGTTGCGTTCATGTCATAAAATACATCAAATTGAGTAGCGTAATCATATTTTTCTTTATTTTTAATTAACCAATTCAAATATTTGTCTTGATCTCCTTTTACTCCTGCAACAACAAAAACAGAATCAAAATTATCTCTGTATGAATCTATACTAGCCCATGTATATTTGTGAGCAACCATGACATTTTTGACTCCACAATCTATCAGTGCCTGTCTTGTTGCTTTGTTGTTTGCGTTAAAATATACTTTCAATCATCATCAAATCCAGTTACTGTAGGGTTATCTTGAACTGTAATTTGATCATTTGTAAATTCCCATACTTGACCTGATGATGTTATACAAGTAAACAGTTTTTGTGTTTCCATACCATATTCAGTTACAAGCCATATTCTTGCTATACCTTTTGGAGTATAAACCTTAATGCTGTTTTTTGGTTCGTAAATTATCATCCTGTACCAATCACCACATGACAAGCACACTGGCATTTAATTAAACCTGCGTATTGTTTAGGACATTTTGCGTGTTTTCCTTGTTTACAACTAGGATAAACATAAACCATTAATCTTCACCAAATGACTCAAAACATTTGTTAGCATACGGACACATACCATCACAAAGATAACATCTTGTTCTCTCTGGTAGTTTATCTGACTTTATTGATTCTTTGATCTTTTTTGCGTTTGCTATCATTTCTTGTAATACTTCTTCTGGTTTTTTTAACAGGAATGATATAGGTGTAGGTTTGTCATATTTCTCTTTTGATATGGAGTTTGATATGTATATTACACACCCACGTTTTGCATCAAGATTATAACACTTGTTTAATAATGCACGATAACAATTAATCTGTGCCATATGTGAATCAGATGCACTTGAGTTATGTTTTTGAAAGTATTCAATAGATCCTGTTGTTTTCTTGTCACAGATAACTAATTCTCCATCTACTTCAATTACATCATCTATGCTACCATAAATAATATCCAACTGTCTTGGATCATCTTGTGGAATTTTTTTTGCTTCTTCATATGTTAATGCTTTGTCTTGCTCGTAATCATATGCAAGAAACATCTCATGTTTTTCTGGATCAGCAACTTCACTTGCAGAGTGTATTGCTTGACCAAAATAAAGTGATTTCATATCCTCTGTTGTCATGGTCTTATACTCGGGTGGAGTAAATTTACCATACATAACATTTCTAATACAAGCCTTAATCAAATCAGATACATGAATAACACCAAGTCGTTCAGTATGCATTGCTTTCATTTGTGACTTTCTAAATGCAAAATAAGCATTATCTTGTACTATTTTATTTACAACCATGATAAATGTATATATGCGTAACTAATAAGTGTTGTTCTAATATGACTCTTCTATTATAAATGTAAATGTTTCACTTTGTTCTCTTAGTATTCCCTCGTCATTGAAGATTTCAACTTCTCCCTCCCATACTCCTGCGTTTGCTGCAGCAGTGTCGGTTGCAGATAAATCATATGAAACAAGACCACTTGCTCTAGTTAAAAATGTAATAGAACCATTGATTAATAATGTTCCGTCTGGTTTCCAAACTTTCCATTTACCTGTATTATATGTTGTAGTTGATGACATGTCTAATGCTGTATTTGTACTGTCTGTGAGTGTTATGCTTACAGTTCTTCTTGAGCCTACTTTTTCTCTAAATTCTATTGCTCTTTTATTCATAGATATACTCATACTGTAATTTGAAGTTTAAGGTTTAAATAGTTTTTTATAGTGTGTCTACTTCTTTTGTTGAATCTGGTATTTCCACCCTTGCACTCTTGTAATTTGTTCTTACTCTTCTTGAATTTGCTGTAGTTTTTACAACTCTTTTGTTTAAGAAAAGCCATTTTATATGGAATAATGATGTTAATGTGCTTTCTATCTGACCTACTATGTTAAACTTGCTTGTTAACGTATCTGCTATTAATGATCTGATAATAAACTTGAAAGTGTTTGAGTCAGATGCTATCTGTCTAATATCAAATCTGTTATTCAATGTGTCTGTTAATTTGGATCTTATATCGAATCTATTAGTCAAAGTATCTGGAATTGCCTGTCTTATGTCAAATCTATTTGTTAAAGTATCTGCTATTAATGATCTGATAATAAACTTGAAAGTGTTTGAGTCAGATGCTATCTGTCTAATATCAAATCTGTTGGTTAACGTATCTATTAGTTTTTCTCTTATATCGAATTTAATAGACAATGTTCTTCCTGCTAATACACTTGCTATATCAAACAGAACTGTAAGTTGTGGAACAGTTCCTATCTGTGTAGTATATGATGTTGTAGTGTAAGAGTCACTTGTATATCCTGGTAATGCAATTGCAATTGCTCTTATGTCAAATCTATTTGTAAGTGCTTTTACTATTCTTTCTCTTATGTCAAATAGGAATGTCCTTGTATCGCTTACTGCATTTCTTATATGGAATTTGTTTGTAACTGTATCTACCACCTTTTCTCTTATGTCAAACAAGCTTGTGATAGTTGGAAGAATAGCCTGTCTTACATCAAACTTGTTTGTAACTGCTTTTGTAATTGCCTGTCTAATGTTAAACTTGTTTGTAATAGTATCAACTACTTTTTCTCTTATATCAAATCTTGCTGTTAATGTGTCAATTAACTGTGATATTATATCAAACTTTGATGTAACAGTTTCTGTAACTGCCTGTCTTATATCAAATTTAAATGTTCTTGATAGGTCTGCAATCGTGTATGATGCTGTTGTAAATGAGTTATCAAGATAACTACCTAGAATACCTATCTGTTCTCTAATATGGAATTTGTTTGTAAGTGTATCACTTGTTGCTTCTCTTATGTCAAACAGATTTGTAAGTGTGTTTGCAACTGTTACAAAAAGTCCAAATGGTAATGTAAGTGTATTAGATACTATTTGTCTTATGTCAAACCTGTTAGTTAGTGTATCTGTTATTGCTTGTCTTATATTGAATTTATTTGTTAAGTGTGAATTAATCTCCCCCTGCCTAATATCAAATCTTGATGTTAAGTTGATATCTTCATCTAATGTTCTGTATGATGTTGATGTGAATGAGTTGGGGGAGAAAGATTTGTAATAAAGAGCAAGTTGCCTAATATCAAACCTACCACTAAAAGTATCACTAGCAAGACTACGTATATCAAATCTTACAGTATTTGTGTCAGTTACTATATCTCTAGCCGTAAAACTAGTATCTTTATATGAGGTTAGCGTATATGAACTGACCATAAATCATAACTGTTGTTATAGTTTATATTTATAACTGTGTCCACGTTTTAGTAGAAGCGTTCCAGATGTAGGCTTTGTTAGTGTCAGTTTCTTCAAATATTGTTCCGTCTTGTAGTGTTACTGTTTCTGTTTCATCTCCTGTTAATGCTGAAAGATTAGAGTTAGATGAGTAAGTTCCCCCTAATGCTAAATTATCCTCTAAAGTTATTTCAGTTATAGAATCACTTGTATTAGCCCATTTTCCAGTTCCTTCTAGCCTGCTCGGAGCTCCTCCTGCTCCTGCGTTTTCCCTATCTACTGTGAATCTAATAACTAATTTTTCTTTTGTATCTATTCCTATAATATAAGCAATATCAAAGTTTTCTCTAGTTGTAAATCCGTTTCCATGTATCATAGCTTGACTTGTTTCAGTTGAATCTGTTGCACCATTAAATGAATATCTTGAAGCATAATTGTTTCCTGAATCATTGTTAAATTCTAAATCAATATTTGTTGCTCCAGAATCAATTACATGAGCCATAGTCATATTAAAATCTACACCATTTACAGTAGAGTTTATTTCACTTGCTGTAGATGTTAATGTGTCTGAATCCTGTTTAGCCCATGCCATTACTTTTCATCTCCTTTCATCTCAATCTGCACCCCATACTTTTATCTGTCCACCTGTGAAATCTCCTGTTGATGTGGTTAATCCAATAATATTAATTTGGTTTGAAGTATTATCCCACTTTCCCACCATTTCCCTTCTACTAGGTGCTGCTGCTGCTCCTGCTGTTGTAGATGATACAAAATGTCCGATTGATAATTTTTCATTACTTGCATTATTAATAATAAACATATTTCCGAATTTTATATTTGCTGTTCCATCCATTTCAGTTTCCCAATCAGAACGTGAAGCAGAAGTAACATCTGTTGCACCATCAAAAGAACGTCTAGTTGCATAATTAGTGCCTGTATCTAGTGTAGAGTTTCCAACTGTCATAAGTGGTCTATAATTTGTTGTTGCTGAATCTGTCCAAAATTGAACCCAAAGATATTTTTTAGCAGTAAATGTTCCTGTATCAAAACTACTACCTGAACTCCATGAAACATCAGCTAATTCTTCCCAAAAGTTGTTAGTATGTGTATCATCAGGATCCCAACCAAGTACGACAAGTTCTGAACCACTAGCGTAATCCCCTGAACCCGGATCTCCGTTATAAAGATGAATTAAATCAAGTGGATTAGATGTATTACTCCATTTGCCAACTACCTCTCCACGACCTGGCTCATTTGCTTCTCCTGCTGCTTTCCTATGAACTGTGTGATTCATAAATAATTTTTCATTTGCTGAACTATTTGCAATATAACCTACTGTATATTGAGGATTACCACCGCCTTCTGGACTAAATGTAATGTGATCTTGTGAAGTTGCTGTTCCATCTGTACCACCATTTTCATTTCCACGTCTAGCATAATTTGATCCAGTATCTACTGAACTATTACCCAATCTTAATCTTGGAGCAACATAAGTGTCAGGAACAACCCAATGTAAAATCATATAATATCTTTTATCTGCTAAACTTGAAACTTCTAATGAATCTGCTGCTCCACCCAACGTAGTTCTTCCTAGTTCTACCCATCCACCTACTCCTGTGCCACCTAATACTGTGCCTAATGGTGTTCTTTCACTACTTGTTCCCCTTACTCTTTTTCCTGCTAACCACTCTACCATGATAACTCTACCTCTTTACCACAACCACAGTTTATAATGA